GATGTTTCTTTAAATAAAATTGATGAAGCTTTAGTAGATGAACTTGGAATGGAAGTACCTTATGAAATTTTATGTTCAAAAGAGTTCTTTGATAGAACAGTTGCAAAAGCAAAAGCAGAAAATTTATTTGAAAATAATGGACCAGCAAAATATAGTGATGAAGATGGAAAAAGAGTTTTAACTATTCATGGTAAAAAATTTATTCCATTTAGAGCTTCTTACAAAGATGAAAATGATAATAAAAAAACATTTATTGAAGCAGGAAAAGCAGTTGTTATTCCTATGAGTGAGAAAGTTTATAAAGTTGTATATGGAAGAGCTGATCATACTCAAGCCATGAAAGCAGCTCCTCAAATGTTCTTTGCAGCAGCTCCTGAAGAATTGCAAAGAGGTAAAGGGTGGGTACTTGAAACAGAAATCAAGATTATTCCTTATTGTACAAGACCAGGTGCATTAATCAATCTTGTATTTAGTGCTTAAAATAAAAAAAGCTCATATTTTGAAAATATGGGCTTTTTTATTAAAAACGATAAATGTATCGAATAAAAAAAGATTTTAATTTTTAAACGGTTTTTAAACACTACTATGAGGATTTTTAAATGATTACAAACGAAGATTTACTAAAAGAGATAAGTAACGATGAACTTATTCAACTTTCTGATTTAAATGCAACCAATGAAATAAATCAAGAAGTAATAGATGATGCAATTAATGATGCAATCTCTTTTATTGAATCTTTTATTATTTTACCAGCAAATCCTACACCTCTTTTAAAAAAGATTTTAGTTGATATGACTATCTATGAGTTAAGACGCAGAAATGGTTTAATAGGTGAAAGTAATAAAGAATTAAAAAAAGAAAATGAAGCTTATTTGGTAAAAATGAGTACAGGAAGATTAAAAGTAGAAGTTACAAACAACTCAACATCATCAGTTCCTATTGAAAACAATAACTTTGCATTTAGACACCAAAATAAAAAAAGAGTTAGAACAGAAGGGTTTAGATAATGGCAAAACTAAGTAATGCAGAAAGAAATAGAATATTAGCAAGATCTCTTTTTGTAGATGCAAATCAAAGTTATATTCAAATAGCTGAAACTTTAGAGGTAAGTGATAAAACAATTGCTAACTATCAAAGTAAAGATAAAGCTGAAGGTTTTGATTGGCTAACTTTAAGAGCTTCTAAACACATAAAAAGTACTCAAGAGACTAAAGAGAATATGTACTCAATGTTTACAGGCTATATGATGGATAGCTTAAAAGAAATAAGAGAAAATGAAGATTTATCCAATGCACAAAAGACTCAAGCAATTGTAAGTCTTGGAGATAGCTTTTCTAAAATGGGAAAAGTAGCACGACAAGAAGACCCTGAGGCTTATAAATTAGGAATTATAAAACTAACAATTGAAAAGATTTTAAGTGCTTTAAAAAAAGAAGTTAGCGTTGAATGTATGGAAAAGATTATTGAAACTGTTTATGAAATACAAGAAGAGTTAGCAGATGTCATTATTTGAAAAATCAGAATTACTTGAATATTTAAATGATACTTATACCACAGCATTAAGCACAGGATATACCAAACTAGGTGCTTTAAAACTAACAAGAAAAGAGTATAAGACTTGGGTTAGTGATTTTTCAAGTTCATTAAAAGAACAAATAAAAGTAAATACTTTATTAGACCCAAATAAAAAGCTTGAAAGAATCAATGAACAAAAAAGTGACTTTCATTGTTTTAGAAATACATATTTCCCACACTACTACACTTTAGAAGGTAAATCAAAGCTACAAGAAGAGTTAGAAGAAAGATACTACAAAATAATTGATAGATTTAAACCTTTTGGGCTTAGATTTGCAATAGCAGCTCCAAGAGGATTTGGTAAGTCAACAGATGTATCTATTGTATTTCCTATTTGGTGTATTGTAAATAACTTTAAACACTTTATTACTATTTTTTCAGATGCAATAGAACTTGCAGAAACTTTAGTGGAAGCTATAAAAGTAGAACTTGAAGATAATGAAAGATTAAAACAAGATTTTCCAGAGGCAACAGGTATTGGAAAAGTTTGGAAAATTGGAGAGTTAGTATCAAAAAACAATGTAAAAATAAAAGCCTATGGTTCGGGAAAAAGAGTAAGGGGTGTTAAGCATGGAACTTACAGACCTGACCTTACAATCATAGATGATTTAGAAAATGATACAAATGTAAGAAGTAGAAAACAAAGAGATAAACTTGAAGAGTGGCTAGATGAAGCGGTTGAAAACTTAGGAAGTGTTGATGATAGTATGGATATTTTATACATAGGAACAATACTACATAGAGACTCAGTACTTGCAAGAAAACTAAAACTACAATTTTGGAATCCTATTATTTTTAGAGCTTTAAGCTCATATCCTACTAATATGCATTTATGGGAAGAATATACAAAAATATATAAATATGAAGGTGATTCTCAAGCTAGAAACTATTATTTAGAAAATAAAGAACTAATGGATAAAGGTGCTGTTTTACTTTGGAATGCAGTAAATTTAGAATCTATCATGAGAAAAAGAGCTAAAAATCCAAGAGCCTTTCAAAAAGAGCAACAAAATAATCCAAATAGTGAAAACCAAAAGTTTGATTCAAGTAAGTTTGCAAAAATCAGTCCTACTCAAATGCCAAAACTAGATTATATCTATTTTGCAGTTGATGCTAAAGGAGATAGTGATCAAGGAGATTATTGTGGAAGAGTTGCTGGGGGATTAAGTCTAGCTACTCAAAAGCTTTATATCTTCTATTCAAAACAATCAAGAATCAAAGGTAAAGCAGTTGTAACTGAAGTAATTAACTTCTTAAAATCCACAAAAGTACACATGCTAGGTGGAGATAAAAATGGTGGATTTTATATGCTTAGAGATTGGATTAAAGATGCTTGTTTTTCAGAAGATAACATCCATATTCCTATTATGAAATTTACTCATCATACAGGAAATAAAGAAGATCGTATGGGAGAGTTAGAATTTCCACTTGAAGCTAAAGATATTGTTTTTGTAGGAGAGCATCCTGAATTATTTGCACAAATGGATGACTTTCCTGAAGCTGAACATGATGACTTACATGACCCATTACAACAAGTTTATGAAATGAGTAGATTAAGAAGAATTAAAAAAGATGCCAACGGTGGCGGAAAAAGAACAAATACAAGAAATACAAATACCAGACATAAAAGACCAAATATAAGAAGAGGTAGACAATGATATTAAATCATAAAGGTGAAGTAATAGTAGCAAATAAGAATCCAATAAAAAGAGATTCTATTAGAATTTCAAGTCAACAAAAAGATATATTAAAATCACTTTTTACTCTTCCAGTTCAAAGCTCATGGCTAAGTGATGAAGAAATAGAAAAGATTTTAAGAGATTCAACAGTAACAGCTGCTATTGGTTCAAGAAAAGCAGCTACATTAAAAAAAGAAATATCTGTTACTTGTGAGAATAAAGATATAAAAGAGGAACTTGAAAAAGTATTTTCATTTGATATTTTAGAATCTATGCTTGATATACCTTATCAAGGATTTGGAGTATTTGAATTAAACTGGGAAAGTAAAAACTCTTTTTATTTTCCAAGAATTGAAGAGAGATTTTACAAAGATTTTACTCTTGATTATAAAGTCTTAAAATTTAACTCTGTAGGTATGAGTGAAGATATACCACCATATAAAGCAATTTATGCCACATATAAATCAAAACCTAATAAACCTTATGGACAACCAATATTTCAAACATTGTTTTGGTTAATAGAGTTTAAAAATGCATCTTTACAATTTTGGGTAGAACTACTTGAAAGATTTGGAACTCCTTGGGTTATTGCTAAAACACAAGGTGATAAAAATGCCCTTGCAGATGAAATTTATAATATGCTAGGAGGAGATGGAGCAGTTCTTGATAATGATGATGAGCTTACTATTGAAACTGCACAAAATAAAGGTGATTTCAAAGAGATAATATCTTACATAGATGATCAAATAAGAGAAATAATACTGGGAGGTAATTTAACAGGAAATGTAAAAGGTGGATCTCAAGCAGCTGCTACTGTACATAATGATATTAGAGAAGATTTAGCTCAAGCTGATGAAAATATTGTAAATAAACTTATAAAAGATGTAATAAAAGCTTTTAAAGAATTAAACAATATAAATACTGAGATAGTAGGAAGATTAAAAGATAAAGATGATCCAAACAAAGATCTAGCTGATAGAGATAAGTTAATTTTTGATATGGGTTTTCAACCAACTAAAGAATATATAGAAGATACTTATAATATCAAGGTTGAAAAAATACAAACTCCTATTCAAAATCCTTTAGCAAATCATAAAATGAGCTTTTCAAAAACTCTAGCTGAAGATGAGCTAGATTATCAGATTCAGAATATAGATACATCAAAGCCACTTACATTTCAAAAGCAAATAATAGAAATAATAGAAAATTCAAAATCTTTTGAAGAAGTTCAAAGTAAACTAGTATCTTTATCAAAGAATATAGATACTAATGATTTATATGAACATCTTATTAAATATATGACTAACTCACATATTTTAGGTGTTGCTCAAATAGAAGAAGAAAATCCTAATGGTTAGTTTTGATTTTAATTTAGTTCCAACTGAGGCAATTAAATATCTCAAAAATAAGAAATATGAACTAAGTTTTAATTATACAGATGTTAGTAAAGAAGCACATCACAAGGCTTTTACAGTAGCTAAAATGACTAGTTTAGACTTATTAGCAGATGTACATCAAGCTCTTTTAAAATCTCTTGAAGATGGAACTGGATTTGAAGAGTTTAAGAAAAATATTAAACCAACTTTAGAAAAAAAAGGTTGGTATGGAATAAAGGATATAGTAAATCCAAATACAGGTGAAGTAAAAACTATAAACATAGGCTCAAGCAGACTTAGAACCATTTATGAAACAAA